AGTAGATGGTCTTAAGGAAGACCCTGATGGACTTAATGAATTATATCGACAATTTCCACGTACAGAGAAACATGCCTTCAGAGATGAGACTAAGCAGTCTCTTTTTAATCTTACTAAAATTTATGAACAAATAGATTATAATGAAGATTTAAAACGAACAGGGGTTGTTACTCAGGGTAATTTTCAATGGGAAGATGGGATTAAAGATAGTAGGGTACAGTTTATGCCAAGTAAAAACGGTAGGTTTTTAGTTTCTTGGGTGCCTGATTTAAGTCAACAAAATAGAAGTGTTATAAAAAATGGAGTTAAACATCCTGCTAACGAACACATGGGAGCTTTTGGATGTGACAGTTATGATATATCAGGAACTGTTGATGGAAGAGGTTCTAAAGGATCACTTCATGGTTTAACTAAATTTACAATGGATAATTGTCCAGCTAATCTATTCTTTTTAGAATATATATCAAGACCTCCAACTGCAGAGATCTTTTTTGAAGATGTATTAATGGCATTAGTTTTTTATGGTATGCCAATACTAGCTGAGAATAATAAACCAAGATTACTTTATTATTTAAAACGTAGAGGATATAGAAGATATTCTATGAATAGACCAGATAAAACATTATTTAAATTATCTGTTGCAGAAAAAGAAGTAGGTGGAATACCTAATTCAAGTGAAGATGTTAAACAAGCTCATGCAGCTGCCATTGAAGCTTATATTGAAAGTTTTGTAGGTTACAACAATGAACAATATGGCACAATGTATTTCCAGAAAACATTAGAAGACTGGGCAGCTTTTGACATAAACAATAGAGGTAAACATGATGCTTCTATTAGTTCAGGACTTGCAATCATGGCTTGTAATAAAAATAAATATAGACCTTCCAATGAAGTTATAAAAGAAAAAGTAAATTTAGGCTTTAAAAAATTTAACAACAGAGGTATGAATTCACAAATAATTAATAAATGATTAACACAAGTACTAATAGTTCTTTCCCATCTCAGGTTGTACCTTTGCAGGAAAAGCTTAGTTCGGAGTATGGATTGAAAGTTGCTCAAGCCATTGAACATGAATGGTTTAGAGGCGGAAGAGTCAATAGTAGTAGATGGCATACTGGTTATCAAAACTTCAACAGGTTAAGATTATACGCAAGGGCTGAACAACCTGTTCAAAAATATAAAGATGAAATGTCAACTAATGGCGATTTGTCTTATTTAAATTTAGATTGGAAACCTGTACCTATTATACCTAAGTTTGTTGATATAGTAGTTAATGGTATAACAACAAAGAATTACGATATAAAAGCGTATGCTCAAGATCCTTATTCTTTAAAACAAAGGACTAACTACGCTAACGGTATAATGAGAGATATGTTATCCAAGCCATTGTTAGATAGTATAGAGCAAAGTCTTGGTGTTAATATATTTACAACTGCTGATCCAGCTAATCTTCCTGAGTCTAAAGAAGAATTAGAAGTTCACATGCAATTAAATTATAAACAGTCTATTGAAATTGCTGAAGAAGAAGTTATAAATAATGTATTAGATTTTAATAAATACGATTTAATAAATAAAAGATTAACAGAAGATATAGTTACTATAGGTATTGGAGCTTGTAGAACTAATTTCAATAAGTCAGAAGGTGTTACAATAGAGTACGTTAATCCAGCAAATTTAGTGTGGTCATTTACTAATGATCCTAACTTTCAAGATCTTTATTATGTTGGAGAAATTAAATCATTAAGTATACCTGAGCTTAAGAAACAATTTCCAGAATTGTCTTCTGAACAAATGTTAAAAATACAAAAATATCCAGGAAGAGAAGGTTATCTAAGAAAACCTAATATGGATAATGATTTAGTTCAAGTATTATATTTTGAATATAAAACTTACATTGATCAAGTATTTAAAATAAAACATACAGAGCAAGGACTAGAAAAAACTTTAGAAAAAGAAGACTTCTTTAATCCTCCACCAAGTGATAACTTTGAAAGAGTTTCAAGAAGTATAGAAGTTTTATTCACAGGTTGTAAAGTGATGGGTGTGGAACAAATGTTAGAATGGAAAATGTCTACTAACATGACTAGGCCTAACAGTGATCTTACTAAAGTCAACATGAATTATAATATTGTTGCTCCACATATGTATCAAGGGCGTATTGATTCTTTGGTAAACCGTATAACTGGTTTTGCTGACATGATTCAATTGACATCGTTAAAATTACAACAAGTGATTGCAAGGATGGTTCCAGATGGTGTGTTTGTAGATGTTGATGGATTAGCAGAGGTTGATTTAGGTAACGGAACTAATTATAACCCTCAAGAAGCTTTAAACATGTATTTCCAAACTGGTAGTATAGTTGGTAGAAGTTTAACACAAGATGGTGATCCTAACAGAGGTAAAATACCTATTCAAGAATTACAATCATCTAGTGCTAATGGTAAAATTTCATCATTAATTAATACTTATCAGTATTATCTACAAATGATAAGGGATGTAACTGGTCTTAATGAAGCTAGAGATGGTTCTATGCCTGAAAAAGATTCATTAGTTGGTTTACAAAAAATGGCTGCAAACGCTTCTAACACAGCTACAAAGCATATTTTAAATGCTAGTTTATTTTTAACACTTAGAACTTGTGAAAATATATCGTTAAGAGTTGCTGATATGTTAGAATTCTCTTTAACTAATAATGCTTTAAACGCTAGTATTGGAAAATTTAATACAGCAACACTAGAAGAGATTAAAAATCTTCACTTATATGACTTTGGTGTATTTTTAGAGTTAGAACCGGAAGAGGAAGAAAAAGCTATGCTTGAGCAAAATATTCAAATGGCTCTACAGCAAGGACAGATATTCTTAGAAGATGCTATTGATATTAGAGAGATTAAAAATCTTACATTAGCGAATCAAGTATTAAAATACAAAAGAACTAAGAAACAAGATCAAGAGCAAAAACAACAACAACAACAAATCCAGTCTCAATCAGAAGCAAATCAACAAGCTACTGAAGCTTCTGCTATGCAAGAAGTTGAGAAGCAACAGGCTTTAGCTCAAACACAAATACAAATAGAACAAGCTAAATCTCAAATGGAGATACAACGAATGCAAACAGATCTACAGATCAAGCAACAGTTGATGGCTAAAGAATTCGAGTATGACACCAAACTAAAGCAAATGGAGGTTGATGCTCAAAAACAAAAAGAAAAACAAATTGAGGATCGCAAAGATAAGCGAACTGAATTACAAGCAACGCAACAATCTAAAATGATTCAACAGCGCCAAGATGATCTTCCACCTACAGATTTTGACGGTGGAGGTATGAGTATACCTCAGTTATCATAACATTTTTTATTAATTTTATATTATCATATTATGTCAGAAACACAAGAAGAAGTAAAACAAGAACCAAAACAAGAGGGAACATTTAAGGTTAAAAAACCTAAAAACCTTTCTCAAGAAGATAAACCTATAAAAATAGATTTATCAAAACCTAAAGCAAAAATAGAAGAAAAACCTATTGAAGTTGCGAAAAAAATAGAAATTGAACCAGATGCGGTTCAAGAAGAAAAACCTATTATTGAAGAAATTATTGAAGTTACAGAAGAAAAAGTAATTGAAGATATTGTAGAATTAGGTGAAAAACTGGAAGAAAGAGTAGATACTCCAAGTCCAGAAGAAGCTAGAGAAGTTGCAGCTTTACCAGAAAATATAGAAAAAGTCGTAGACTTTATGAAAGAGACTGGTGGATCATTAGAAGATTATGTCAGACTGAACGCTGATTATTCTAGTGTAGATAACGATACTTTATTAAAAGAATACTATAAACAAACAAAATCACATTTAGACTCTGAAGAAATAAACTTCTTAATAGAAGATAATTTTTCTTGGGATGAAGAGCTAGATGAAGAGCGGGTGGTAAGAAAAGCTAAACTCGCCTACAAAGAAGAGGTTGCAAAAGCCAAAGGGCATTTGGAAGGTTTAAAGAGTCAATACTATGAGGAAATCAAGTTGAGACCTGGAGTAACTCAAGACCAACAAAAAGCCACTGACTTTTTCAATCGCTACAACGAAGAGCAAGATGTAGCAGTGAAACAACACGAGACATTCAAAAGTAATACTAATGATTATTTTTCTAAAGAATTCAAAGGTTTTGATTTCGAAATTGGAGAGAAAAAATTTAGATACGGTGTGAAAAGTCCTAGTGAAGTTGCTGATAAACAGTCAAATATTTCTAACATAATTAAGAAGTTCTTAAACGACAAAGGAGATGTGACGGATGTTAAAGGTTATCACAAAGCTATGTACGCTGCTGAACACGCGGACACTATTGCACAGCATTTTTATGAGCAGGGTAAAACCGATGCTACTAAAGATTTGGTTGCAAAATCTAAAAACATTCAAACAGAGCCGAGGCAAAGTCCTCCTAGCGATGTTTTTGTTGGTGGATTAAAGGTTAAAGCTATAAGCGGTATGGATTCTTCAAAACTGAGAATACAAAAACGAAAATTTAACTAAAAAAAACTAAAACTTAATTATGGGACAAATTAATCCTGTGTTTGGGTCGGTAATACCTTCCCAAACTCAACAAGCGTTACAAAACAATTACCTGAATTTTGCAGGTGGTGCAAATGATTTCGCTCAACAGTATCTTCCTGAGATCTACGAACAAGAAGTAGAAAGATACGGAAACAGAACATTAAACGGATTCTTACGTATGGTTGGTGCTGAAATGCCAATGACGTCGGATCAAGTTATATGGTCTGAACAAAATAGATTACACGTATCTTACAATAACGTGAATTTAACTGGTCCTGGTGCAGGAACAGCTATCTTAAATGTTCCAACGAATGCTGGAACTATTCAAAATGCAATTGCTCCGAATGATACAATCGTAGTAATGAATCCATTAACAGGCGTTACTGTAAAAGGTATCGTAGGTGCTGTAGCTGGTGGAGCGGGAAACACAACTAATGTTACTGCTTATCCATTTACAGTTGCTAACTGGGATGCTTTAGGAATAGCTAATAACGGATTAAAAGTATTTGTTTACGGTTCGATATTTGCTAAAGGAACTACAAGTGGACAATTTTCAATTCAACCACAGTTTACTCAATTCAATAACCAACCAATTATCATAAAAGATAGATACCAAATAAATGGATCTGATATGGCTCAAATTGGATGGGTTGAAGTTGCTACAGAAGATGGTACATCAGGATACTTATGGTATCTAAAATCTGAGTCTGAAACAAGACTAAGATTTGATGACTACTTAGAAATGGCAATGATTGAAGGTGAACTAGCTAGTGGTGCTGGAGGTGTGAGTTTTGCTGCTGCAGGAGCTGCTGGATTAGTTCCAGGATTTACTGCTGCTATTAATGCACACGGTACACAAGGTCTTTTTGCTGCTATTCAACAAAGAGGTAACGTTATGACTGGATATTCTGGTGGTACTGGTATTTCTGATTTTGATCAAGTACTTAAAAATCTTGACACTCAAGGAGCTATCGAAGAAAATATGCTTTTCTTAAATAGAGATATGGATTTAGATTTTGATGACATGCTTGCACAGATTTCTAGCGGACCTTCCGGTGGAGTTGCTTATGGTATCTTTGAAAATTCTGAAGATATGGCTCTTAATTTAGGTTTCTCTGGTTTCAGAAGAGGTTCTTATGACTTCTATAAAACTAGCTGGAAATACTTAAACGACGCTTCTACAAGAGGTGCTGTTGCAGTTAACAACATCGATGGTGTTCTTATACCTGCTGGAACTTCAACTGTTTATGACCAAATTTTAGGTACAAACATTAGAAGACCATTCTTACACGTAAGATACAGAGCTTCACAAGGAGACGACAGAAGATACAAAAATTGGGTTACTGGTACTGCTGGTGGCGCATATACTTCTGAGCTGGATTCGATGATCGTAAACTGGTTATCTGAAAGATGTTTAATTACTCAAGCGGCTAACAATTTCGTATTGTTCCAAGCTTAAGATTACTTTAAAGTTTATCCCTGTCTTATTGGCAGGGATATTCTTTTTTTTTATTAATTATATTATATTATATTATGTCAAAGACAACAAAAATAGCAGCCCCACAATGGGAGATAAAAGATAGAACATATATCTTAATAGGAGATCAATCTCCACTAACGTATACTTTAGGATCAAGACACAATCGTAGATACCCTTTATTATATTTTGACTTAGATACAAAAACACAAAGAGAATTACGATACGCAACTAATCAAAATTCTTGTTTTGTAGATGAGCAAAAAGGTGAATCAACATTAGGTCACATAATATTTGAAGATGGAAGTCTAAGTGTTCCTAAAGAAAGTCAAAATTTACAAAAATTACTTTCATTATATCATCCAAGATTAAATACTTCTTATGAAGAATTTAAACCTCAGATGATAGCAGAAGATCAACTAGCTGATATAAACTTTGAAATTGAAGCTTTAATAGCTGCAAAAGAAATGGATATTGATCACGCTGAAGCTGTATTAAGAGTCGAAAAAGGATCAACTGTATCATCTATGAGTTCTAAAGAAATTAAAAGAGATTTACTTTTAATGGCCAAAAAGAATCCTTTAGCTTTCATGGAAATTGCAAGTGATGATAATGTAGGTCTTAGAAACGTGGCTATAAGAGCTGTAGAGCAAAGCATCATTAAGCTTTCACAAGACCAAAGATCTTTTCATTGGGGATCTAATGATAGAAAACTAGTTACAGTTCCATTTGATGAAAACCCTTATTCAGCTATGGCTGCTTGGTTTAAAACAGATGAAGGTGTAGAAGTTTTTAAAACAATTGAGAAAAAGTTACAATAACATGTGACTATAATTATAGTGAAGGGTCGTTTAAAACGCGGCCCGTTCATTATTAACTAAAATATTAAAATGGCAATAAACGTAAACACTGTATATCAAACCGTTTTATTAATACTAAATAAAGAGCAGAGAGGTTATATGACACCTGTTGAGTTTAATAAAATAGGTACTCAAGTTCAAGTAGAAATATTTAATACATATTTTGACAGTTTAAATCAGCAGTTGCGTATTCCACAAACAGATACAGACTATGCTGATAGAGTGGCAAGTCTTGATGAAAAATTATCTATATTTAAAACAAGTGCAAATGCTGTTTATTCAAACGGCTCTTTTCAATTACCTTCACAATACTCTGGCACTTCCGCTTCCAACCAAACATTCACAATTCTAAACCCTGGTTTAACTTATACTTTAACCGGAGATTCTGCTTCAATATCTACAGGCAATTATAAGTCTCAAGCTTTTGAAGGAGCAACTGGTGCTGAAATTGAATTATCATCAACTGATTACGGTATAAGTGGAACCACAGTAACAGTACCTCAGTTTACAGCTGGAAACAAATTAATAGTTAATTTATATCCTTTACAATTCAATAAGCTAGGAACAGTTGTATACACAACAGGAGCGCTTGCTGCTGAAGAGGCTCAAAGAGTTGATAAATCTGAGTTATATCATTTGTTATCTTCCAATTTAACAAAACCTACAACTAGATATCCAATCTACACTTATCAAAATAATTTAATCACTGTTTACCCTACTTCAATACAAACTGGAGTATCTATAGATTATGTAAGAAAACCTATAGCACCTATTTGGAATTTTACAATTGGTGGAAACGGTCAATATATTTTTAACGCTCCCACTTCTAATAATTTTGATTTACATATTTCAGAACAAACAGAGCTAGTATTAAGAATATTATTATATGCAGGTGTTGTTATACAGGCTCCTGAAATAATACAAGTTGCTGCTGAGCAAATTCAACAAGAAAATCAAAACCAACAAATATAATAAGCTATGTCTATACCTAATGGTGGTTTAATAACCGAAACTAACAGACAATATTACGCGGGTGCGCAGCAACAATACTATGCTACAGGTGGAAACAATCTTACTATTACTAGTACTTTTGATACTAATCTAATATTTGGTTCTTCTGATCCTTCTAACGGTCAATACGGTTTAAACAGTTTTGATTTATTCACGAGCACAGATGCTAGAAATTGGGTACTACTACAGCCAAGTGATACCACACAAACAGCGACTGCAACACAAAACAATGCCGCATCTTTAACTGTAACACTAGCTGCTGCTAATGCTGCAATTATTGCTGGTATGACTATATTTGGTGCAGGTATAACAGGTAATCCAACAAGCTCAAAGGTTGTTAGCATGAATCAAGCTACTTTTGTAGTTACCTTAGATACTGCTATAACAATACCAGGGGCCGGTACTACTGCTGTAACTTTTCAGTTTGTACAACCTTGGACAATGGCTACGCCTAATATAATTACAATCGCTTCAACATTAGCAAATGGTAGTTATGTTAAGATACAATTAAAAGATCCTGCAATAGATGAAGCTAGAGGAAGTTATGAATATACTAGATTAGATGATGTTATAGATAACTTTTTAGTAGCCTATGTTGGAGCTGGTAAAATTATACCTAGTGTAAAAAGAACTGACGTTATATTCCATGCAAAAAGAGGGTTACAAGAATTTAGTTATGATACTTTAAAGAGTGTAAGATCTCAAGAGCTTACCATACCTGATAGCTTATCTTTAATAATTCCTCAAGACTATGTTAATTATGTAAGATTTTCGTGGATTGATTCAAGAGGTGTACAACACACTATATATCCTGCCAATAACTTAACAACTAGACCTTATTCAAATCCAGTTCAAGATAATTTAGGTACTCCAACACAAGATAATTTTGACTCAAACTTGACTGGTACTTCTCAAACAGAGGCCGCTTGGGATAAAAATGATCCACGAAACATTAGTGGAGCTTTTGTGTCTACATATGAAGAAGGTGGTATATTTGCTGAAACATTTTATGATGGAGCTTTAGGTCAAAGATATGGTTTAACTCCTGAAACAAGTCAAAGAAACGGATGGTTTAATATAAATGTAAGACAAGGTACGTTTGATTTTACAAACGAATTAAAAGGTAAATTAATTGTTATAGAATATATCTCTGATGGTAATGCTTATGATTTAGATGCTAGAATACCTAAACTTGCAGAAGATGCTTTATACTCTCACATATCACATGCTATACTTGCATCTACAGCTCAGACTCCAGAGTATTTAGTTCAAAGATACAAAAGAGAACGAACAGCTAAGTTAAGAAATGCTAAGATAAGACTATCTAATATTAAGCTTGATGAAATAGTTCAAGTTATGAGAGGAAAATCTAAATGGATTAAATACTAAACATGGCAGAAATTAAAAACAGTTTTCTTAAATCCAAGATGAATAAAGACTTGGATGATAGATTATTACCTAGTGGTGAATATAGAGACGCACGTAACATATCTGTAGGAAAATCAGAAGATGATGACATTGGTGCTTTAGAGACAGTTTTAGGCAATATACCTTTGACTAATCTAGATGATACTAGTCTAAAATGTATAGGTACTTTTGCTGATGAATCAAGAAAACAAATATATGTTTTTTACACTGATTATATAGGTACTTCTTTAATTCCCGGAGAAACTGCTCAAAACTATATATACATTTTTAAACCTAGTGACAATACTTTTACAAAGATTGTTGAAGGAAAATTTCTAAATTTTCATAAAGACTTTCCTATAAGCGGAATAAACTTATTAGAAGAATTATTATTTTTTACAGATGATAGGAATCAACCAAGAAAAATAAACATTACAAGAAGATTAGGTTATTATACTTTAGAGAATCAAATATCTGTTGCAAAATATAATCCTTATAAACCTATAGAGTTAGTTCAATACACTACCGCAACCGCTACCGGAGTAGGTACAACAAATCCAAATACTTTTAATATTAACTTTTTAACTCAAAGAGTTACTGCATCAGCTTCAAATGCTTCAAACATCGTAACACTAACTGCTGCGGCTGTTGGTCAGACAGTTCCTCCATCCGTTGGTGATTTGGTTTCTGTTGGAACCTTTTGCTATGTAACCGCTGTAATTGGAAATGTAATTTATCTAAGTAGTAATCAAAGTGTTGCAGCTGGAGTTACAATAAGCTTTTATCCCGGTCTTTTACTTGGTTCAAGAGTTGTATGCGCAACAATACCTTATAACGAGTACGATTATGTAACTGGATTTACTGCCGCTACTGGTACAGTTGGTTTAGGAAGTTATGGAGTTACTTCTTTAGCGGCTGGTGAAGTAGTTGCTTTTGTTAAAACTACAATGAGTAATGAAACAACTAACACTGATTGGCCAGGAGATCCTAAACAATTAGAAGATAAATTTGTAAGGTTTAGTTATAGGTTTCAGTTTGATGATGGAGAATATTCTATCATAGCACCATATACTCAAATAGCTTTTGTACCTAAGCAACAAGGTTTTTTTATAAGCGGAAATCAAGAAGATGCTTTTAGAAGTAGTATTCTTGCTTGGATGGAAAACAATATACAAAACGTTGAACTAATAGTTCCTTTGCCTGATCAAGCTAGCAATTTAGGTACTGAAAATGGTTCTACATATAAAATAAAAGCTATTGATTTAATATATAAAGAAGCAAATTCTTTATCAACTAAAGTTTTAGAAACTGTACCTATATCCACTGTTAACTGTGGAGACTGTATAGACACTAAACAACTTTATACTTTTACATATAAATATCAATCAAGAAAACCTTACAGAACATTACCTACCGTACAAACCACAAGAGTTTTTGATAAAGTTCCAGTAAGAGCTTTAGCTCAAGCAACTTCAGGAAATAGAATTATATATGGTAATTTTTGGGATCAACACACACCACCTAATACATTAAGCTATAGGGTTGGAGTATCTAATAAATTAGTTACAACACCATATAAAACATGGGCAGAATACCCTAATCATTCATTAAAACAAAACAGAACTTATCAAGTTGGGTTTATATTAGCAGATAAATGGGGTAGACAGTCTTCAGTATTGTTATCTTCAGTTGATAAAAATTTAACTACAGAAAATGGTGTAGCGTTTGGAGGTTCTACAATTTATAATCCTTACGATAGTGGAGTTTATGTTAATGATAATTTAACTACAACAGGCTTTGGCATTAGTTTTAATGCACCGACAGATCCAGCTATAGAAATTGGAATGATTGTTCAAGGTGGAGGTATAGCATTAGCAGACAATGTTTTAGTTACAGGGTTTACATCAAACACTACCATTAGCACAAATAAAAGTATTAGTGTAGCCGCTAGTAAACTTTTATATTTTAATAAAGGGGTTACGGCTGACTGGCCAGGTAACACACTTAATATTTCTGTAGATTCACCAATTACTTCAGGAATAATAAATACTAGCGTTTCACCAACGCCAACACCTAGTTATCCTAATCCTTCAAATGGGGAACCTGGTCTATATGCTATACCTACAGGTACTGGAACAGGTATGAATGCTTTGAATGCAAACATAGTTATACTTAACAAAGGTGGTACTTCTAGTGTTTATTCATATGCTTTTACCCCTACCATAACAGCAATAAACCCCGTGGCTAATGTTCCAAACGTTGGAGATTATTTAAGAGGTGAAGAAATTGATTATACAGAAATATACTCTAGAACTAAAACTGGAACTAGATATGTATTTTTAACTTATGAAAAAATAAATCAAAGATTATATTCAGCTGGACCAGTTGGAAATATAGATAATAAATATGGTTATAAATTAAACCCCACTGGATGGTATTCTTATAAAGTTGTTGTAAAACAACAGGAGCAGGAATATTATAATGTTTTTTTACCTGGTATTATATCTGGATATCCACAGCAAGTTTTAGGGGCTCTTATATCTAAACCAGGCGTATCTGAAGATAACGGTTTTACTTTTCTAATGACTGCTCAACCTTCTAATCCTTTTTTTAGTACAAAAAATCAAAGAGTCCAAGTTGGTATGTTAGCGTCTAGTACTCAAATTGGCACTCCTCCTAGTAGTGGTGAGTACGAAGCAACTAGCACTGTTATTGTCAATAAAGATCAAACTGGTCTTTTCTCAAAATTTACCACAAGCTCACCTACCAGTATTACTTTGCCTGGTGAGACAATAACTTTTAAATGGCCGGAAAACCCAGTGGCTTTTCCTATTGATCCAATTGGCGAAACTGCAAATATAGTTTTAATAAATGACAATGTAAACAAAATTCCTAGAGATCTTGTTGAGGTTGGGCCTTTACAAAGACAATTTAGAAGTTCAGAACAATTGTTTGCAAGAGTTAACAATAATGACGTTGCTAACAACACACAGTGGTTTCCTGGAAAAACATCTGACACTGCTATAAGTATAGCGAGTGGTAGCGATAGCAATTTTACAGAGGTTTCTATTCCAGATTTTGAAATACAAGGTATTTATCAATTTGATTCAAACCCTTTAATTTGTAGAATATCTGTTCTTGATTCTTATACAACTGTAGCTACTAATACCCGTACATTTAGTGATCCAGATGGAGCTGATATAATGACATTTGCAAGTGCTCCTTCCCCACCAATAATACCAGGTATGATTATTTCTTGGAATAAATCAAACGCTGCTAATAATACTCTTTTAGGTTCTGAAGGTGAAATTTTTAATGAAGGAACAATTTTTGGCGTTGTTACAGCGGTAAATAGTCCTACTGAAATAGTGGCTAAACTTGCGCTTTCGGTTCAATATCAAAATGGAGCACTCAACTTTACACATACAAAAGGTTATCCATTGTGTGCAGGCCCAGCGCGACCAAAAGGAGTTGGTTTTGCTAGTTGGGATTTTATGCAACCTACTTTAGCTATTTATGAAACAGAACCTGTTGATTCATTATTAGACTTATACTGGGAATCTTCAACTGCAGGTTTAATTTCTGATTTAAATTCTGATGTTTTAAATGGGTTTGACGGAAGTGAGGCTTTTAGTCCAATTACATTTGTTTTAGATGAAAGCATGGCAGATGGAACTGATTTAACAAATTCATTTAATCCTTTATATTCTAATGGAAACGATATAGCTAATACTAGTATTAATATGCAGGTTGCAGATGCTAGAGGTGTTAATAGGACAGGCGACTTTACTTTAGTTTCTACACCTGTTTTAAACGGCACAACTACTTATAAAATTAAATCAAATACGCTTTTTACTTACGTGCATGATTCGTTTGTTAATGACGTATTTACTTTTACAATGGTTGTAAGTATACTTGGAGGAGTTGGACAAGGAACTGTTAATACAATATTGTTTGACGGGTCATTAAGTAATATTGTGCCAGCAGCCACTCTAGGAACCATAACCTCACCTATTAATACAACTAAAGACTTTATAGGTGTTTTAGCTAATTTCTTTGTTTATACTAATGGTTCAATTGATCATGCCGCATATTTTAATGGACTTCGGTTTACTATAGATCCACCTGTTGCTTATTTTGCGATAGATCCTTATAGTGGTAGATTAAGTAAAACAGCGGTAGCTCCTGCATTTAGCGCAACATTTAATGTAAAAATAGATGATGCATGGGACGGCTCTACTTTAGGTCAAGGAAGTAAACAAGCTTCGTTTAATAATTACCAGGTGAATATTACGTAAAATAAGTGATAATAAACTATGTCAACAACACTACAAGTATCTTATTTTAACACTTTTTGGCTTAAAAAAGTAGATTCTATAACAGCTAACGAACGTAGTGCTTACGCTTTGTTTAATGAAAATATGTCTGTTTTTGGAGGAGGTGTAAACACAAAAGTTGTTAATTTTCCAGCTGAATTTAATGGATTCGACGCAGCAGGTTTGGGTACATTTTATTTTATAACTAAAAATAACGCAAAAGACTGGTACATAGAAGAATCTAGAATAAGAGGAGGTTATAATAATTCAAGTGTAGACTTTGGTGCTAAAGCATATTTAACAGAAGAGTTTCCTCAAGCTCAGCACAGATTCAATTCTTTAATTTATTCAGGTATATATAATTCTAGAACAGGAGTTAATGAAACAAATCAGTTTCCTGTTGGTGAAGCTATAACTAGAAGTCTTGATCCTGCTTATGTTTCTATACAGAAACTTTATGCTCAAAATACTAATTTAACTATTTTTCAAGAAGAAAAAGTTAGTAAAGCTTTAATAGATAAAGATGCTATATACACTGCTGAAGGTCAAGGTATAACAACTGCTGGCGCTCAAGTGATTGGACAAATAGTCCCTTATGCTGGTGAGTATGGTATAAGTACAGATCCATTGAGTTTTGCAGTTTACGGTTATAGAATATATTTTACAGATAGAAGAAGAAATTGCGTCTGTAGATTATCACAAAATGGGATTGAAGAGATATCTTCATTTGGTATGCATGATTACTTTAGAGATGAATTAGCTTCTTTAGACGTTTCTTCAGTTATAGGTGCTTTTGATGAGCACACAAAAAATTATGTGTTATCAATTCAACAACCGTTCAAGTCAACTCCTATTTCAGACGGCGTGTATACAACTACAGCATTTGATGAATCAGTTAAAGGTTGGCCAAGCTTTTTTGACTTTAAGCCAGAGCTAATGACTAGCTTAGGCAGCGAGTTCTTTTCGTTTCATAGAGGAAAAATATATCAACATTACACTAATCAAGTAGGTACAAATAATAATTTTGCACAATTTTATGGTGTTACATATGATTCATCTGTAAAAGTAATTTTAAATAGCCAACCATCAGTAGTTAAAAACTTTAAAACACTTAATTACGAAGGTGCTGAAGGATGGGAAATGTCATCATTAGTGGCTAGTTCAGGTGATATAACTTTTCCAATAACTAAATATGTTGCTCAAACAACTTTAGCTGGATTAGAATCAAATATATTTGCAAACAATTTTAAGAAAAAGGAAAGTAAATTTTTCGCAAACTTAGTAAACAACTCTCCAGCTACACAAGGAGAAATTTTATTTGGTCAAGAATCTACTGGAGTAAAAGGGTTTTTCTCCACAGTAGTAATGACCTTAAACAATACATTGTATCCTACAACTAAATCAGAACTGTTTGCAGTTTCTAGTCAGTACGTAGAATCATCATATTAATAAACGAATGAAAAACTTAAACAATGGGACTATTTAGTGGTATAGGTAAAATGATAGGCGGTTTTGCTAAAAGAGGCGCGGCTAGAAGAGCTCAAAGAGCTGCTAGGGCAGAAAAAGATGCACATACAAATACATTAAAAAGCTTAGAAAGTAGTAGACAAGCTGTGGTTAATCCATATGACAGCGTAAAAGATCAATCAGGCAAGCTAAGTAATCCGTTTGCTAGTCTAGGTGTTTCTACAGCGGCTGCAGACATGCAAGCAGAACAAACAGATGTTGCATTGGCAAACACGCTAGATACTATTAGATCTACAGGAGGTGGAGCTGGTGGAGCAACTGCATTAGCTCAAGCCGCTTTACAAAGTAAAAAAGGTGTTGCTGCTAGTATAGAAGGTCAAGAAGCTGCAAATGCAAAAATGAAAGCACAAGGTCAGCAATCTTTAGAAAGAGCAGAAGTTGCCGAAGGCGCAAGAACTCAATCTTTAGAGGGTCAAGGAAAAGCCTTTAAGTTTAATGCGGGTGAAAGAAGAGAAAATGATAAAATACAGTACACTAGAAAACTAAGAGATACTGCGCAAGCAAGAGAACTTGGAGCTGCACAAGCAAAAGCAAATGCTGTAGGTGATATAGCTGGTGGTTTAGGTGGAATTGCTGATACTGCATTCGGTACATAAAAAACATAACATGGGTCTAAAAGAAAAATTATTAGAAAATAAAGCATTAAACGAAGAAAACCAGTTTAAAGTTTCAGAACAGCAATCAAACATGCCTTATGAATTAGGTTATGACTATGATACTGATCAAGAAGTAAATTACGATTCTCTTTATCAACCTTACATACATGAATATGCAGATCTTCAATTAAAGTTAGATACTGGTAAATCTGAATATCCTGCTAGAGATAGACAAAGAGTTAAAGACATTACTGGAAGTGTAGAAGTAATTAGAGAAGCTTTAGAAAATGTAATGGGTACTACAGAGGTTTGGAATACAGCTGTTATATTATCAGGTGGAATGGGAGGAGTTGATTTAATGGGAACTCCACCTAGTAGATATAAGTCTATTAATATTTTAGCTGATGAACTAAAAGGAGTTATAAACATTTTAGCCGTAGATGATGACATAACTAAATTAGCTTGGGATATATATGACGATGAAGTTCAATTTATAGAAAGAATATATTTAAGTAAATTAAATAAGCTTTCTCAAACTCAAGGTATGTTTATAAAAATACCAGATACAGCTCCACAAAATAATGATTTTAAAAAATTAAGTTCTGAAATATTTGAAAGTAAACAAATAGGTCAAGACTCAGACAACAAAGCTTTAACAGGTGGTGTTACAGAATCTTATAGAAAAATTAAAGAAGATGGAAGCTTAGAGTTAATTTCTAAGAAAATGAAAGGTGGCATGGAGCAACAATTTTATATTGTAGACAAACAAGCTATAAGAAATAGCATGCAGTTTCAAGCTGAAATGAATAAAATAACTGCAGGATTAGTAGGTTCCCATCAAAGTTCTGACGAAGTAATAGCTTTCAATAATAATATTTTAGCAGAAGTTACTAGTAATTATCTCACACCTGGCCAAGCACTAAAACCTAAACAGTTAAAAACATTTCAAGAAGATTATAAGACTTGGTTTTTAGAAAAAGAAGTTGCTAAAGAAATTCCATATGGAGAGCCTGTGTCTAGTGCAAAAGGTTTATCTAAAGAGGAAAATGCATTAGCAGCAGAAGAAGAAGAAGTAGAATCACAAGAAGAAGAAGCAATGGTTTAAAATTATTTTATGGCAAATTGTAAAGAATTACATAAAGAAGGTACCGATGAATATAAAGCTTGTGTAGAGCAGAATAAACTCGAGGTAGAAGAAATAGAACTAGACGAGGTGGTTGTTGAAGGAAAAAAACAACCAAAAACTTCAGGTGAAGTCATTAATATTGATGGTAGACAACAGGTTAGTTTTAAAATTGATAAACCAAAAGAAGAAGAAAAAGTTAAAAAAGATGCTGACCCAATAGACACAGCTAGCTATCTTATAAATTCTCTTACTCCTTTTACTATTGATCCAGATGTTGGTAGTTTCTGGCAAGATTCAAAAAACTGGTTTTCTACTCAGATTGAAAAAACAAGCAAAATATTTGATGCCGTTGACAAGGTAGTAGATGCTGTTGGAGAAGCTAAAGATTTAAATGTTTTAGAAAACCTGACTCTTCCAGTGGAAGGTTTAGACATGCTAGACCTGAGTATTGAAGATGGAAAATTAAAAGAAGATATAGTTGCTTATGATGAAACTTATAAAATAATTGGAGAAAGTCTAGGTTTTATAGATATTGCAAACTTAGAATTAAAACAATACAATGCTTTGTCAGATTTAGCAACTGACAATTTAATTATTCAAAGAAAAAAAGATTTAACACCTGCTGAACAAGCTAATTTAAGTAGCTACATGCCATCTGGTGTAGATATTTGGGCTGAAACTATGCGTATTATAAAGCGATCTATTCCTTATGCTAGTCAAGAAAAATATACTCCCGTAGATGCCGCTGCTGAAGCTTTAGGTATTGAAGACAGTGGAATGACGAGTTTAATAGCTGATTTTTATGGTTATGCTAGAAATGGATGGATACAAGGTGAAGGAGTTCAGAAAGCTTTTGAAATGTTTAATAGTGAAGATGAAGCTGAATTAGAAAATACTCAAAAATTTATTGCTCACAATGCAAACGCAACCGCTTTAAATTATACGTCTGATAGCTACATAGCTTATACTAAAGATAGAGATAAATATTTAAAACAAGGGGATGGAAATTTTTGGTCTATAACAAAAGCTTTAATAAAACATCCAAAAACTATTTTAACAACCGGAATACAATCTTCTTTTTTAAACATGAGCAATGTTATAACTTCTGAAGAAGCTAGATCAAGAGGTTATGAAAGAGCTTTAGAAGGTGCGGCTACCGCAGCTCTTTATAGTAAAAATCCATATGTTGCTGTTGTAGGTATGGGTGCTGGATTTGCATCTGGAACCATGGAAATGTTAGAATTACAAGTAACATCTACAGAGATATTAGATGAATTAATAAGAGAAGGTGGTTTAGGCAATAGTATACTTGACTTAAGTGAAGAAGAAATATTAAACTTATTAGGTGACGAAAAGAAGATGAATGATCTTCTTAAAAGAGCTGATGATAGAAGTAAGGTTATAAGTGCAGGTACATTTATAGCGGCTATGATAACATATTCAAGTGGTGTTGGTCTTAGAAAACTAGGAATGAGCGCGTTGAAAACATTAGCTATTTTAACCGCTGGTAACGTTGTTGCTGAAGGCGCTATAGAAGCTGGTGGGCAAGTAGCTCAAGGCAATGATCTAAATTCTCCAGAAGCTGCAGAAGAAATAATACGTGAAAGTATTACTATGGGTCCTGGGCAATTTATTGCTGGAATTGCTTCTGTTACAACTAAAATTGAAAAAAATAATATACAAAGAGAAGCAACTTCTATAGCTAATAAAGCGGGTTTTAGTTTTGCTGAAATATTTGATGGAAATTCAACCGCTACTGGTGTAGAGATAATAAATACTGGTTTTAATCAAGAGCAACTACAACTAATATTAAATAAATTAGTATTTAGTAAAGGTATGTCTTTAAATGAATCAAAAGAAATTTTAAAGAACTTTCAAAGCTTAAAAGCTTTTGTAAATAAAACAAAACCATTAGCTAAAAAATATAATTTTGACGATGCTCAAATAGCTAGAATAGCAGATATTTTATCAGAAAAACAAGAAAATCAAAAGTTAATAGATCAATATAAAGATTCGTCGCCTTTAATAACTCCGCTGCTAGAAGCTAATGATGAACTAGATACAGAGCTTGGAGATATAATAGCTACAGTAGGTATTGCACAAGAGGGTGTGGGCCTTGATGAAGTAGTTGTAACTGGTCAAAAAAAGAAAAAAACTGGATACGAAACAGTTCAAGGTAAAAAAATAAATGATTTAGTTGGGCCTAGAAAAGAAAATGGAGAGTACGATGTTACTAAAGAAGAATGGGATACTAATATTAGAGAAAAAGTCATTGCTACAATATTTGAACAAGAATTGTTGCAAGGTTTAATAGCTTCACAAATAACTGGGGAAATGGAAAGATTACCTAATTTTTCTCGAGAAGATTTTATTAGTGAGACTATAACAGAATTAATACCACATATAAGAAACTTTAATCCTGAGGTTAATAATTCACTAACGGGTTGGACAAACTCTCAAATAATCAACAAAAAGAAAAACGCATTAAAAGGAGGGAAATCTGGAACAAAAGAAAAATTTGAATCTTCCATACAAAGTGGATCAGTAGATGGTAAAGAAATACAGATTGAAGATGACTCAACACAGGAAGGTATAGATGCAGAAGCACAGGTAGAACCTGCTAAAGTTGTAGGAGATTTAATAGCTGATATGGTTGGTATTGATTCAGAAACCACCGAAGCAGCAGCAGATCAAACTATAAAAAGTCCTATTACAATAGAGAAAAAAGGAAGCCCAAACCAGGCTGTTAAAGATGTCTCAGACATAGGTAAAGTTAAGTTTTATGATATGATAATGGAAGCTTTTGGCGGTCCGTTAGGTACAACAGGTAATAAAATTGGTAATTTTACTACGTTTCTTGAGGTTAATGCAGAAAACATATTAAAAATATTAGAAAATCAAGGTGCTATAAAAAACAAACAACTATCTGGACTGTATGGTCCTAGAAAAATAGATAGAACAACTGGTAAGTTTGACAAAGGAGCGGGTAAAGGTATTTTTGAATACGATAATCCAAACCCTACAGCACAAGATTTAATTACTTTTTTAACTGATCCTAACATAGGAATGACTACGTTAAGAAATAGACAAGAAAAATTTGCTGACATACTAGCTGGTTTACTTAATAGAGCTAAAACTAAAGAACTAGGAGACACAAAGCAAGGTGCTAAGGTTTTTGATGAATCACAAAGTATTGTTAATCCAGACATACCTGATGCTGTTGCTCAAATATTAGCACAAATAGATGTAGTTGTAGGAAAACTAGATGCGGTTGGTAAAAATCAATTAGGATCTGGTGTTAGCCCTGCTTTAATAGCTAATTTACTTAGTGGTGGATTAAAATTAGTTAGATCTGGTATTAAAGGTACTATTAGCTTAGTTCAATCTTTAGGTAGATTAAAAAGATATTTAACTACTAAAGCTGGCAACGCTGATTTAGCGAACATTATAACAAGTTATTTTGTTGACAAAGTAACTCAAGGTAAAGTTAATGAAATAAATGAAAGTTCGGTACGTCAAATATTAACAGAGTTTGCTGTTGTAACTGGTAACGTCAATATATTGTTAACAAAGCACAAGCAAGCTAAAACTTATGATTTAAAATCAAAAACCAGTATTGATAACTATATTGCTGATATTAAAGAAAATTTATTACCTTTAATGCCAAAAGGTTTTTGGTTTGGTAAAAGCGGTGGAACTCAATTTACTGGAAGTTCTAAGCTGGTAGGAACTTCTATTAATGATAAAAAATTATACAAATATTTTGAAAGTGAAGTAAAAAAACTAAACAATGATAAGCAAGAGTTTGGAGCACCTATTTTAGATAAAGAAGGTAAAGAGATAAATTTTTCAATAGCTGGTTATTCTACTTTATTTGGAACACCAGGTAAAGCTGAGTTAAACATTGAAAATGGAAAAGTTGCTGATTTTAATACAAAAATTGGTTTAATACATAAAGCATTATGGAAAAGAACTTTTGCAGCAATAAAAAATAATCCAAAAGAAGCAACTGTTATAGCAAACTATATGAAAGGCGTTGGAAGCAATACCGGGCATTGGCACAAAATGGGCGCTAAATTTGCTGGTTATTCTAATGTTATGACTGATGGAGTTGTATTTGAACATGCGATGCCTGCAACTGCTGCTTACATATATTTACTTGATGCTGCTTTATCAGGTAAAGATTTTACTACAGAGTATAGTAATATTATCAAAAATTACAAGCTAATAGCTTTAAGTAAAAAAAATGATAATAAAATTAATAAAGTTACCTACAATGGAACCAAAGCCTGGTTAAAAACTCGTATGAATCCAGGTTGGTTTGTAGAAACTGGTAAATGGTACGATAGATATTTTAATAACTTAGTTGCACAAATTAACGGAGGTATTGATCCTGATTCTATTATAATGTTAGATGGTAGAACTTTAGGTGAAACTTTTGGTATACAAACCTCGCAAGGAAGGCCAGAGGCTATAATAAATGATATTAATGTTAAAGTTGTTGATAAGATTGCTGAAGGACAAAAAGCTGTAGAAAAGAATCCTAATTTAATACCTAAAATTAATCAAGATCTAGATAAAGAATTTAATATTATTATTCAAGAAACTAAAGGTTTAGACGCTAATAAAAAATATTCAGATATTGGAGCTAGAAGAGCAGGTAGAAAAAAAACTGCTTGGCAATTGTTTATGCCTGCAGGAGCTCAAGATTTTATGTTGTTAATGGAAAACTTTTTAACAAAAAGATCTTTAGGAGAAAAACAAAAACTTTGGTTTGAAAAAAACCTGCTTAAACCTTACTCAAAAGGTATAGCTAAAATGGAAATATATGGAGCTCAGTTAAAGAACGATTTTGAAGCTTTAAAGAAATTGTTTCCTAAGGTTAATAAGATTTTAGGCAATGAAATAAAAGGATTAGGATATACTAATGATCAAGCTATTAGAGTTTATCTTTGGGATCAATATGGTTTTGAAGTACCTGGTATTTCAAAAACTGATAAAAAGAAACTAATAGCTCATGTTGTTAAAGATGATGATTTAAGAAGTTTTGCAGCAGGATTAAAAGCTATAAGTAAACAAGGTACTTGGACTAAGCCTAGTGCTTATTGGGATACTGGTAGCATAGTAAAAGATATAAATGATTTATCAAATAAAGTAAGTAGAAAACAATACTTAGCAGAGTTTATAAAAAATTCTGGTATTATATTTAGTGACAAGAACTTAAATAAAATTGAAGCAGTTTATGGTATAGAACTTAGAGAGTCTATTGAAGACATACTTTATCGTATGAAAAATGGAACTAACAGGTCATCTACTCAAGATAGATTAACAAACGCTTTTTCAACTTGGCTTAACAATGCTGTTGGTGCAATAATGTTTGTTAACACAAGATCTGCTTTTTTACAATTACTTTCTATGTTGAATTACACTAACACTAGAGAAAACAATCCATTAGCAATTATTAAAGCTGTTTTAAATGTTAAACAGTTTAGCGCAGACGTGTACTATATACTTAATAGTCCTAAAATGAAAAAGAGGTTTGCTGGTGAAGGTAGAGGCGTAAATGAAGCGGAAATTGCTAGTGCCTTAAATAGCTCAACAAACAAAGCTTCTTCTTTATTAGCTTATTTATTAAAAATAGGATTTACGCCTACAAGAGCTGCAGATGCTGTTGCTATTGGTTTTGGTGGTGCTCCTTATTATAGAAATAATATAAATAAATACAAAAAACTAGGTTATTCTGATGTTGATGCTCAAAAACTAGCTTGGGATGATTTCTCTAGAACAACAGATGAATTACAACAGTCTGCAGATCCTAGTCTTATATCTAAACAACAGGCTAGTGTGTTAGGTAGATTTATACTTGCTTTTCAAAATACACCTATGCAGTATACAAGAAGCATGATAAAAGATGGTCAAGCATTTATTAAGAGAAGAAGAATACCTGGTTTAACTCAATCAGAAAGTGATAGAGTTTATATAGGAAGAATAATATATTATGGAGCTGTACAGAATTTTATGTTTGCAGCTTTACAAAATGCTTTATTTGCTTTAATACCTGGCTTTACGGATGAAGGAGAAGAAGAACTAGACGAAGAAGGTAAATTAATGCAAGTAAAACAAGTGAGAATCATAAATAGTATGATTGATACTGTTTTAAGAGGTAGCGGAATATATGGAGCTATTGTAGCAACTTTAAAAAATGTTACAATGAAATACTATCAAGAAGAAGGTAAAACTCCTTTTTCTAAAGATCACAGAAATACATTAATAGAAATATTAAATCTTTCGCCACCAATAGGTTCTAAGATTAGAAAAATAAATAATGCATTAAAAATAAAAGATTACGATAAAGATGTTATAGAACAAAGAGGTTGGGATGTAACTCTTGATGGTAAAATAAACCTAAGTCCTTCTTACAGTGTTATAGGTAATGTAACTGAAGGTATTACAAATGTTCCTTTAGCTCGTATGGTTGATGAAGTAAATAGATTAGCTGAAATGCTAGATAATAGAAATAGTTCAATGCAACGAATTGCTTTAGGATTAGGATGGAGAACTTGGGACGTTAGAGCTGATAATGAAGAGCACGATTTAATTAAAACCGAAGCTAAAGCTGAAAGAAAAATCAAAGGTATTGAAAAAGGTAAAAAAACAAGACGTGATAATTTACATAAAAAATACATTGAAGAAATGATAAGTTTAGGTATATACACTATGGATGATGCTAGTATAACTAAAGATGAAGCTAAAGCAAAATTAAAACAATATAAAAAGAATAACAAACCAACTAATATTTTACAAGAATGAAATCACCTTTACTTAAAAAAATTATGAAAGGGCCAAGTTGCTGGAAAGGCTATAAAGCTCAAGGAAAGAAAAAATCTCCTAGTGGAAAGAAAAATCCAGATGGAACTCCAAAGATGGTTAATAATTGTGTTAAAATAGGCAAAAAAAAATAACTATGGCATTTAAAATACATAAAATGTACGGAAAAGATGGAGAGGTTAAAACAGCTAAAACCATGAAAGATCATTTGGCTTTAAAAAAGAAAGGATATAATCACACTAAAAAACCTAAAAAATGAAAAAATTAATGTTACCGTTTGTTGTATTGATAATTATAATGTTATTGTTTACCTACAGTTGTGGAACA